ACAATAGAATACATACAAAGCACTACTAAGCTATCTACTATTGAATTTGAAAATTATATAGAAAGTTGCAAAAGATACGCAGCAGAAACTTTTGATTTATACATACCAGATGCAGACCGAGCCTAAAAAAATAGTAATTAAAAAAACAACTAAGGAACGTAAAGATAAGCCCGTAAAAAAAGCTAATACATACGCTTTGTTTCAAAAGAGTTTAGAAAGTTTTTTAGGCTGCAAAATAGATAGTGAAGTTCGTTTTATGATAACAAGACATAGATTTGATTTTGCTATTGTAGATAAGAAAATAGCTATTGAAATAGAGGGGGGCATACATACAAACGGAAGACATACAAGGGGTGTAGGTTTTCAAAATGACATGATTAAATATAACAAGGCTGCGGAGTTAGGTTGGGTTGTTTTACGATACTCTCCCGCAGAAACAAAGAAAACAAGTACATTTGAACAAATTAAAAACGTACTAAATTTACGATAATGAATAAATCAGACTTTCAAAATAGTATAGCAGTGGAAAACGAAATTAGTTTAGCTGAACTAATTAACATTTGCGAAAAAAACAACCCTATTTGCAAAAAAAGCCCGTACAATTTAGAACAGTTGCAAGCCCTTGTTATTGACTGGGCAGCAGATAAAAAGATACTAAACAAAGATGCGGCACAAAATCAATATCTTAAAATACTTGAGGAATATGGCGAAGTTGCGGGTGCGGTGCTAAAATTACAAAAAAATGGTATTGAAAACCTTATTGATGGCATTGGCGATGTTATGGTAACACTTACTATTATTTTAGCACAACTTGACAAACAACAATATTTGCAAGTAAGCAAAGCAGATATAAGAACAGGCAATATTTATTCTTTGCATAGTCGTTTTATTGAAAACTACTCAAAACACGATTACTTTGCTTGTGCCGAGCTAATACAGTCTATTGCACACTTGTATAACTTAAATCCTGTGGATTGTTTATGGTATTCATATCAAATCATATCAAAACGCAAAGGGTACACAACGGCTGATGGTACTTTTATTAAAGACGAGCCTAAATTAGAATTACCACAATACGAAATAGATTAAATACATTGAAAATAAGACATTATTTTACTAAGTGGTAGTTTACTATCAAAAAACTAAGATAGTGCCTTAAAACGTAAGATAACAACTAAAAATGAATATACAAATAACAAAGCTAATAAACAATAACGGACAAATTGAGGGGCTACCTAAAAACCCTCGTATCATAAAAGATTACCGTTTTGAAAAACTAAAAAAATCTATACAAGATGACCCCGAAATGCTTGCTTTACGTGAATGTATTGTAATGCCTTATGATAAAAAATATATTGTTATTTGTGGTAATATGCGTTTAAAGGCTTGTATTGATTTGGGTTACAAAGAAGTACCTTGTAAGATTTTAGATATTGATACACCCGCAGAGAAATTAAGAGCATACACAATAAAAGATAATGTAGGGTTTGGAGATGACGACCACGATTTACTTGCCAACGAATGGGACTTAGAAGAATTAAAAGATTTTGGTTTAGAATTACCTACGTATGATAGCAATATAAATTTAGATGAGTTTTTTGAAGAAGATAATACACCTGCAAAAGAAAATCAAAATAAAATAGTTTTAGAGTACACAGACGAAGATTATAGTAAAGTTATTGAGGCTTTTTCAAGGCACAAAGGCACAAAGGAACAAAGGAACAAATTGTATTTAACCTTTTAAAGCTATGATAATTTGTTTAGCTGGCTCTGGGTGGACACCTCTTTGGATTGATAACAATATTTTTAACTTTAATAGGTTAGAAAGTTTTTATTATTTATCTCAAAAAGAAATACCATTTATTCATAAATACGATAATTTTTATTTAGATAGTGGAGCATTTACATATATGAATCGTAAAAATAAAAATATAAATTGGCAGGAATATGTTATCAAGTATGCGACATTTATAAGGGAAAATAACATAAAATATTTTTTTGAGTTAGATATTGATAACATAGTAGGGATAAAAGAGGTAGAAAGATTAAGAGACTTATTAGAAAAAATATCGGGTAAAAAATGTATCCCAGTTTGGCATAAAAGTAGAGGTTTAGAGTATTGGAATAAAATATGTAAAGATTACGATTACATAGCTATTGGTGGCATTGTAACAAATGAAATTAAAAGTACAGAATATGACATATTTTTACCTTTGTTAAAAATAGCAAAAGAAAATAATACAAAAGTTCACGCATTAGGTTTTACAAGATTAGGGTTATTAAGTAAATATAAATTTTATTCAGTGGATAGCACCAGTTGGTTGAGTGGTAATAGGTTTGGTAAAATAGCATTTTTTAATGGAAAAAACATTGTTAATAAAGAAAAACCAATAGGCACAAGAGCTAAAACAAAAAAAATAGCACTACATAATTTTTTAGAATGGGTAAAATTTTTATTATACGCAAAAGATAATTTATGAAAAAAGCAATTATATTACTAAGTGGCGGACAGGACAGTACGACTTGTTTATATTGGGCAAAACAACATTTTAGCGAAATATTTGCTATTGGTTTTGATTACGGACAAATGCACGTAAAAGAATTAGAACAGGCAAAGAAAATAGCAAAGGATGCAGCAGTTGAATATAAAATATTTGACATAAAAAATTTACTTGCTCCCAGTTCCTTAACAGAAAAAACAGACCACAATAAACAAAGCAATATCAATAATGATTTGCCCGCAAGTTTTACCGTAGGTCGTAATTTATTATTTTTAACAATAGCAGCAAGTTACGCAGCAAGTCTAAAAATAAATGATATTATTACAGGAGTTTGTCAAACAGATTATTCAGGTTATCCCGATTGCAGAAAAACAACTATTGATGCTATGCAATTAAGTTTGAGTTTAGGAATTGGAATTGGAGATATAAGAATACATACTCCTTTAATGTATTTAAACAAAGCGGAAACGTGGAAACTTGCCAAAGAATTAAATTGTTTAGATATTATTATCAATGATACTTTGACAGATTACAACGGAAATAATACTATGAATGAATGGGGGATGGGAGTTAATAACAACCCTGCAACTGAATTAAGAGTAAACGGATTTTACGAAGCTAAAAAAAATAATTGGATATGATTATAGAAAAACAATATCATTTTTACGCTGCCCACAGAAACAAACAAGCAGGTGAAAAATGCGGACGTATTCACGGACATACATATAACATAGTTTGTCATTTTAATTTTGATGAGATTATAAACGGTGTTACTATGCTTTTTAGTGATATTGATAAGTTAGTTGAGCCACTTATTAAAGAGCATTGTCATTGGTTTTTATTGTATGAAAAAGATAGTTTATGCGAATTATTAGACTTAGCAAACGAACTTTATTTACCTTTGCCTTTTGAAACATCCGCAGAAAATTTAGCTATTTGGCTTTTTACAAGAATAAAAAACGAAACAAAATTACCTATATTCAAAATTGAATTAGCGGAAACTAAAACATCAAATATTATCTATGAACCTAAAAATTAGTGAAATATTTTACTCTCTACAAGGCGAGGGAGCAAGGATAGGAACTCCTACAATATTTATAAGATTACAAGGCTGCAAAGCAAAAAATGCTTGTTATCAATTAGGTATTAAATGTGATACAGAATTTGAAAGTGGTAAAGATTATTCTATCCAAGAGATAAAAAATTGGATAACTCAAAACGCAAATAATTGTAAAGAGATTACATGGACAGGTGGAGAACCAACAGACCAACTAACAAATGAAATTGTTTTGCATTTTAAAGAAAAAGGTTTTTATCAAGCAATAGAAACAAGCGGATTAAATCCCTGTCCACAAGGAATAGATTTTATTTGTGTATCTCCAAAAGTAGCAGAACACGTAATAAAAAAGAATTTTCCAAATGGTGTAACTGAATTAAGGTATGTAAGACACGCAGGGCAAGAGATACCACAACCGAGTATAAATGCTTTGCATTATTGGATTAGCCCGCACTCAAACGGAAATCAAATAGATAAACACAATTTAATGCACTGTATTAAACTATGCAAAGAAAATCCAAATTGGAAATTATCAATTCAAAATCATAAATTATGGAATATCCTATAAATAGCCCTGAATGGCACTTTCAACAAATATTATTACAATTAGGTCAAGACGTAAAAAGAGAGGGTTTGTTAGAAACTCCCAAAAGATACATTAAATTTTTAAAGGAATTTATAGAGCCAAAAGAATTTAGCTGCACTACTTTTGAAAACGAAGGAATAGACGAAATGATTATAGTTACAAATATTCCGTTTTATTCACTTTGCGAGCACCACACAGCACCATTCTTTGGCACCGCAAGCATAGCTTATATTCCAAATAAAAAAATAGTAGGGCTTAGTAAAATACCAAGAATATTAAATAAGTATGCAAACAATTTTCAAAACCAAGAAAGAATAACAACGCAGGTTGCGGAGGAAATACAAGAAAAATTAAATCCTTTGGGCGTTGCGGTAGCTTTAAAAGCTAAACATTTATGTATGTGTATGCGAGGAGTTAAAAGCCACGAGACATTTACAATAACAAATAAATTTATAGGTACTTTTAAAGATAATCATAGTGCAAGAAGTGAATTTTTAAAAAGCATATAATATGAAAAAAGAAACAGCAGGACGACCAAAAGCTATTATAGATTGGAATAAAGTAAGCAATTTATTAAAGGCACAATGTGAAGCAACAGGAATAGCTGAGATATTAGGAATTACAGTAGATACACTTTATAATAGGTGCAAAACAGATAATAATTTAGATTTTTCGGTTTATTGCCAACAAAAGAAAAGCGAAGGCAAAGAATTGTTACGTGCTAAACTTTTTCAAAATGCTATGCAAGGAAATACAAGTATGCAAATTTGGCTTAGTAAACAGTATCTACAAATGAAAGAGCCAAAAGACTTACAAGAGCAAGTAACAACTGACGCACCTATTAATATTACAATTAAAGTAAAGGAATAATGAATATAGATTTTGATTGCACTAAGATATTCCTAAGCAACTATAATGCAACTGAAAAAATAGTAATAAATCGGGGTGGCACTCGGTCATCAAAAACCTATTCATTATTGCAACTTTGGGTGCTAAAATCATTTAAAAGTTGTATTACTATTGCGGTATGTCGTAAGACGTTTCCTGCACTAAGATTAACGGCCTTAAATGACTTTCTTACGATATTGAATGATTACGATTTAATGCAATTTTTTAACTACCATAAGACTGAGCATACTTTCACTAATAAACGTACAGGTGCAAAGATATATTTTTTAGCACTTGACAACAGCCAAAAAATAAGGGGGCTTGCGCCAGATATAGTGCATTTGGAGGAGGCAAATGAAATACCTTACGAAACATTTAGGCAAATCATATTAAGGCTTAAAAGTCAAATTTTCCTTAGTTTCAATCCATCAGATGAGAACATTTGGATAAATAGAGAATTAGAACAAAAGAGAACTGATATAAAGCTAATACAAAGTAGCTATTTAGATAATGCTTTTCTGCAACCCGAAGTCATTAAAGAAATTGAATATCTTAAAACAACGGACTTAAAATATTGGCAGGTTTTCGGTTTGGGTGAGTACGGTGCTTTGAGTAATAAAGTCTATCCTAAATTCAATGTTTGCACAAAAGAAACATACAATAATGTAAGTAGTGAAACTATTATAGGTTTGGATTTTGGATATGTCGATGCCACCTGTGCAATAAGTATGAAATATAAAGACGGGAATGTGTATTTGAATGAATTACTTTATAAAAGCTATTTAGATAACCCTGCAAATGAAATATTAAATGTTTTGAAAATTAATAAACTTTATGCAAATGTTATCTATGCAGACCACCAACCTGCAAATCAAAACATTATAAGAGCAAAAGGTTACAAAGTAATAAATGCGTGGAAAGATATTGAGGATGGTTTGTCATTTTGCAGAATGTTTAATATACATATTACAGAAAATAGCAAAAATCTAATAAGAGAAATTATAGGTTATCATTACATTACAGACCATAATAACAACGTAACAAGTAAACCTATTGACTTAGAAAACCACGCACTCGACGCAATGCGTTACGCAATTTACAGTCATTTAAAAAATAAGGTATTTAAAAACGGTTTTAAAACTCACAATTAATATGAAATTTAAAGATAACGAAGGGTGCGAAGTGGTTTTGAATATTCCACATATCACAAAGATTGAAAGTTTAGGCAATGCGTATGTAGTCAATTCTTTTGGCAGTCAAGTAATGATTGAAAAAGATGTTAATAGTGATAAGCTATTTGAATATATGCAATCAAAAGCTGCTAAGGATATTTTAGGGGTGCAGAATTTGGACACCATGCAAAGCAAAATTAATGATATGCTCGCAAATTTAAAACTACCTAAACACAATTAAGTTACTGATTATCATAGAATTAAAAGCCTTAAATTATATTTAAGGCTTTTTTTATAACTGTTATTAAAGTATCTATCAAATATTTGATATAAAGTTTGTTTATTAAAAAATAGCTATTATATTTGTATCATAATCATAACAACAAAAACACTTAAAGATATGACAACGCAAGGACAAATAACAATACAAATTGAAAATGCTACTTTTAGAGCAAAATATGATAATGTAACTCCAATTATTTCAGATGACAATACTGCAGTAGGTAATACATATCACCTATTTACAATAAATGTAAATGGTTTTCAAGCTATAAAAGTAATTCGTTATTTTTCAGGTGAAAATGTAATTATATTGCAAGATAGCAAACATAAAAAATCAATAGTAAAATGTAACGTATTAGCATAACTGTTTCACGTGAAACATCAAAATTAATCACTCTTAACACTTAATAAAATGCAACAAATACATTTATTCACAACACAATTAAGCACTATTCTTTTTTTTAACGGTGCAGAAAACGGTTTTAGCTTTGTAGATATTACAGACAAAGCAATTAGTTTTCCTACACTTGACTACAAAATAGTAGATACAGAAGAAGAAATAGGCAAGCAAGTATGGTTTGAAAATCAAGAAACAATTAGCGATACAAGTCTTACAAAAGATTTTGATGAGAATAAAGCTGAGAAATTATTTGAGGATTGCAGGGCAGAATTAACAGAGTTCACTATTGATGACTTTGAAACAGACTTAGATAAAACGCAGTTTTTGCTTGACTTGCATAACTATCTTTACACAATAGTAGAAAAGCAAATGTCAATTTATTACTTACCTATAAAAAAATTGTAAAGCAGGGGTAGCCGAAAACCTAAAAAATAGTAGGCAAATCACAAACTAACCACCTAAAAAAATGATAACATCAGTAAAATTAAAACATGAAATGTTTTTTGTTTATTACTCACAGCCAATGATAGATAGTAATGGCAATAAGGTAGGATATAATGGCACAGGGTGGCATATCTTACATAAAAAAAGTAATCAATTCTTATATGATATGCTTTACAAAGAAAACAGAATAGATTTTGAAGGGAATTATGATAATTCAAAAGATTTTATGTTAAAACAAATTTCAGTTGTAAAGTAATACTTTACAACTGAAATAAAAGTATCAAAATGTTTTTTTTATTCAATTTCTTTCTTAACTTTGTTTTGTTATCAGGATAGACCGTTATAAGACGTAAGAGAATGGCTTTATGCAATTTGTCGCTATGTAGATAATAATTTGCATACAAAATTGGTTTAATTTACAGTTTTACTGGGCATTATTCCTTGACTTTTGGCACTTTTTAGTACCTATTATTTTTCTGTTTCCCGACGTGAAATAATAGGTTTTTTTTGTGCTAAAATATCACAGTGTAACCTCCGTAATATCTAATTCATTTTCAGAAACAAAAACCGTTTGCTGTCTATATTCAATAGTATATGTTTGACGTTCTAAATCCTCATCAAACTTTGTAACTACAATAGGTCTGCGGTCAATTCCTAAACCTACATTCCACTGTTTTAAATTACGAATAAATTTACTTTGTTCCGTACTTAGTTCAACCTCCCCTATTACATTCCACTGATTAGCACCTACTAAACTACTAACTTTGTGAAAATTATCATATAAATACTTTGCATTAAGAAATCGTAAATTATTTACATTTACTTTATTGTTATCTGTTCCTATAAAAATTTTATCAATACCTATTGAATAATCACTAAGTTGTATATAGCCTTTTGCGTCCTCAACTCTACCCAAATCTAATAAACCAAAAGACAAAATGCTAACAATATCACTAACAACATTTGCAACTTCTCTATAAAGGTCTTCGGAAAAAGTGTTTGTTTGCTTATCAATAGCTCTTGCAAAATCTATGTTTATTTCAGTCGTTCCTTTAATTGCTTGCTCTTGCTTATCAAGTGTTAAGCTATCCTTTAGTTTGTAAGTAATTAATAAAGTGTTTGGATTTGGATTTAATGATAACGGTCTTTGTGTTGTGTTTAATTCACTACTATCTCTTGCAAAGGCAATTTTATAAGCTCCCGATAATTCATTAAAGTTAGTAGTTTGCACACCGTTATCCTGCAAATTCGTAAGTAAAAAACCACTATTTGAATTGTTTATAGGGTTAGTATATTGCCAATAATAATCAACCCTTTCAAAATAAATAGTGTTGTTAAATAGCTTAATACGTGCGTTAAATACAAGTGCTATTCTTTCAAAAAACTGTAATAAACTTTCTTTAGGAATAGGATTGTTTATAGGGTTTTGCTTTTTATCACCCTCATAATCTGTATTTGCAATAATGGTTAATTTGTTCCACGTGGAACTTTCTAAAATACTACTCTTAAAACCTAACCCTAATTTTTGGCATGCTACTTTAAATATATCCAAAACACGCACAGCATTATAACGTCTTGTTTGTGGTCTTAAACTATCTACAAAAGATATAATAGCTAAAATAACAACAGCTGCCTGTATAATAAGTAAAGCAACAGCAATAGCAATATCACCCAAATCAAAAGGGTTTATATCTATTAATGTCAAAGTATCACGAGTTGCATTAATAAGTTCCAAAAGCATAACAACAATTCCTAACAAAGTTTGTACTGTTTGTATTTCTGTACGTGTTTTGTCTTGTAATACTATGTTTTGCTTGTAATACCTTATTTCTCTATTTGTGATTGTAGCTATTTGTAAGCTATCTAAGACACTTTCTAATTGCTTTTCTACTATCTCCAAATAAGCTGTAAATATTTGCTTATCTACCTTTGTATTACTTGAGTAAGGTAAACCACGACCATTAAATAATAAGTCCCCTGTTAAGTTATCACGGAACGTAAAAGGAATAGAATTATAGACTTTTTTAGCTTGTATAAAATTTTGATAAACCTTATATGCCTCATCTCTTAATTCAATTTGATTTGTGAACGTAAATGTAGGATTAGGCGAAGGGAAATTAGTCTGCCAACTATAATTAATCTCCTCATCATTTCCTATTTCTATTGGTACGTTGTTTAGTAATGCTAAGTAATTCATAGATTTTTTAAGTGTTTAATTTCACGTTCCAAACATTCCTTTGCTTTTTCCAAATCATTAATTCTTTTTGCTATGCTTTCTTCTTTGATACGAATAATGTATTTTAAGGCACTACATAGCTCAAAAGAAAATTTAGGTACTTTTTCACGTATTGCCCGCACTAAGTCAAACACATCAAATTTAACGGTTTGCAATTCTAATTTGTAGTAATCGGGTTTTGTGTTTTCTGTTATCATATCTATTCAATGTTAAAACTTTGATACTCAAAATTCTTATACAAAATTTCTGTTTCTATCCTATCTTTAAAAATATCACCACCCTTTAATTGCTTGCAAGTAAAAACTATATTTCTATTACAATTATCTATTTCATAATCATAATTAGTCTCCTCAAAATATTCAATAGCACGAATAAAATCTATTTCACTATCAAAATTCATTGTTAATTTTGGCATAATATCTATGTTTTTTTACAAATATAACAAAAAAAAGCGTAATATTTTACAATTATGTTAAAAATTAGTATATTTGTAAATAAACAATGATATTTTACAATTATTGCAAAATAATTGCTTTTAATTGAAAATATTGCAATATTTGTAACATAAACACTAAACTTTTATATCTATGCCTGCATTATCACCTGATTGCTGTATTTATGTAGCCTCAACTATTCCAACAATCGGCTGTCCTAATAATTGGGGACAAATTGTTAGGTTAGGCTTTCAAATTCAACAACCTACGCCAAGTTTTCCAACTGCTGCGGACTTAGTAGATTTGGCAGATTGGACTACTTTATTAGCGCCTGCAGCCTTAACTGCACAAATCTTTTTAACGCCTTTAAGTCCTGATGGCAAAACAGGTTTGTATGATTTTAAAATTGAGGGTGGCGCACCTATCACACAAGGCGGGGGAGATGACACAACACTAAGCGGAGTTACTGCTACGGTAGGTTATGACTTATCTAAATTTATGATTACAGGATATGATTTGCCCGCAACTGTTATTAAGGCTTTAAAACAGTTATTACGTTGTGGTAAAAATCTTACTATGTATCTTATTAATTCGGCAGGGCAAATTATAGCTAAAACGAATGGAACAAGTTACGAAGGTTTTGGTATTGTATCTATGACTGTGCCAGATAAAACAGTAAATGGGTCACGAGAAAGAACAAGCGTTGTTATTGAGGGCTTTATTGAACAAAATTATGACACAGTAGATTACGTATCTCCAGTTACTACTTTTGCCTTAACAATGGTAAATCCTTAGTATGTACGTACTAAAAAGCAACCGCAAAACGTATCACTATGAAAATCATGGTGATGCGTTAAGTGTGTTATTATTAGCAAAAAAAAACGGTGCTAATATTTCACTTGTAAGTGAAACACATTATTTTGATAGTGAAATTGGTGATATTTTATTGATAGCTAATAACGAAAAACTAACAAATGAAAACGATAACGGAAATACAAGAGAAGTACTTAAATCCAAAACAAGACGTAAAGTTTAGATTGGATAATGCTTGCTTGCATACGCAAAGATGTCGTTTTCATGCAGAAGGCTTGCCGGATAGTTATTGGATAAACCAAATGGAGTTTCTAAATAACTATCTAAAAAGTAGTATTGTAAAAAGTGATAATTTGAGGGCTTATTATCAAAATGGCAATAACATAGTTTTTCAAAAGTTATACGATAAATTACCACTTGACAAATTCCACAAAGCCTTAACAAACTTTTGTATTTATTCAACTGAAATTATAGAAAAGTTTTTGAATGAATTAGAAAGAGTTTTTAATGCTCTTAATGCAAGTGAAAATTATAAGTTTACAGATATTAAATTTGAGAAAGATTTTGCAGCATATCGTAACGAAATAGCAAATAGTCAAAATGATAAAATTTTTTGGCAGACTACTGGATTGCGAAGTTTAATAACAAATTTTAATTCTATCCTTGTAATTGATTTTAAAAGCCCAAAAGAATTTACAGCAGAACAAAGCGAAGGCAAAGAAATTGAAAATTACCAATTAGAAAGTGTTTATGATAATTCATTACAAGAGCCTTGTTACAAACTTATTGATATTGCGAGGGTGCATAATATTTGTGTAGAAGACAACGAAATTGAATTTGTAGTATTTAAAGACGAAGGCAATTTTATTTATTTTGACGAATACCAACGTATTATTTTTGACAAAGACAAAAATGTAATTGACGAATTTACTCATAATTTTGGAGAGATACCTTGTAAATTCTTAGTAGAAACAAATAGATTTGAAAGTAATGAAATTGAAAAAAAGGGTTTAATAAGCAATTATATTGATAGACTTGATAATTTCGTAATGGACTGCATAAGCGAAATTTACATGACAGATAGCTCGGCTTATCCTATTCATTTTAAGTATGCTGAGGATTGCACCTACAAAGGCAAAGATAATTTTAGTTGTAATGGTGGTTCATGTAGTTACAATTACAATTTACCAAATGGGGAACTTGCTATTTACAGTGGAAAATGTGCGTGTAAAGAAAGCGGTTTAATTGGTGCAGGTTCGTTAGTTGAAGTACCAACACCGCAAGAGGGAGTTACGCCTGTTATGATGCCTCCTATTGGAAAACTTGACGTCGATGTAAACGCACTTAAATTGCGTTATGAAAAGATAGAAAAGGACAAAAACAATATTTTAAATTTGTTATTAGGAGGCGGGTTTTCATTGAATAATACACAAGCTAAAAACGAAATACAAGTACAAAATGAAAGCGAAGAGAAAAAAGCTACTTTAATTCATGTTGCAAATATCATTGAAACAGCGTGGAACTTTGCAAATAACTTTTGTGCATTTATTCGTTATGGCAATAACTTTAAAAGTGGTTACATTAATTTAGGCAATGAATATTTTTTGATTAGTATTAACAAGTTGCAAGAGAATTTCTTACTTGCTAAAGAGCGGGGAGATATTGCAAATTTAGAAGTTATTGCAAATCAAATCAATTACTTTTCTAATAAAAAAGATTTGCAGCAAAGGATACGTAATGACATAATTAACAAATTAATTCCTTATCAAAACAATAGCTTAACAGATTTATTAGAATTGAAAAAAAATGGCGTTATTTCTCAAAGTGTGGTAAATTATCAAATGTTATTACCATTCTTAATAAGTGAATTTGAAAGAATAAATCAAATTGATATTGTAAGTTTTATTACTAAAGATACCGAAGTAGATTTTAAAACACAATTTGATAAAATTAAAGTACAACTAAAACAAATATACAAAGATTATGAAAAAGAAAACGGAAGTCCCGAAACAATCGGAATTAACAACGCCACAATTAGCAATTAGCGAATTAGAGGGCAGTTTTTATGGTAATAGTAATGATAACAACGAAAATCTTATTAGTGCCTTAAAATCAAATCCTTTTGCAAAATCATTATTAGAAAGTTACAAGCATGATAATAAAGGCTTTGTATTTGATATTGCAAAGGCAGGGCAATTAGCTTTTTTAAGTGAAATTGTAGAAAACAAAAATGATAATGGTGTAAGCTATCAAAAAATTATCAATCCTAAAATTGCATTTTTAGATGTAGAAACTTTTAACACTTATTCAAAAAGAGGTTTATTAGGTAATGCAAAAATTACAGTTTTACACAATCCTGAAAAAGAATTTACAACAACAGAAAACGAAAAGTATAAAGTAACTAACAAAAATTTTATTCAAAAACTATAATCTAAAATATGCAAAAACTAAATTTTAATGCTATTCTTTTGAGGCAAGAGGATAGTAACAACGGTACAGGCGTACCTCCAATAGTATATGATTTTGATATTGAAAAAGTAAAAGCAAGCGGTTTGTTTATTGATAAAAACGAACATGAAACAACTATCAAAAATTATAGCAAGCAAATTAAAGATGCAGAAAACAACGGTTATAAGAAATTAGGAGACGTTTTAGATAACGTAAGCAAAGAAATTGCAACCATAACAGGAATAGAAAGAACAGAAATAGAAAAGGAAGGCAAAAAAGAAAGAGAACAGTTAAACGAATATATTAAAAGAGTTTTGACTGCAAAAACCACCGAACCTATTGAGAAAGAAAAACAATTAAGAGAAATATTCACAAAAAGAGAAAAAGAATTACTTGCAGAAAAGCAAGAATTAGAACAAAGTTTTGTATCTTTACGTTATAGTAACGAGTTGCAAGGTGCAATGAGTGAATTATTAGTAGGTATTACAGATAAACAAGAATATGCTAATAATCAAGACATTTTTCATGCTTTGGTGGTTACTAAATATCCTTACAAAGAATTTTCAAAAGAGCATAAAAGATTTATATACAAAGATAGTGAAGGCAATATTTTATTAAACAAGCTCGCCGACCCTATTACTACAAATGAAATTTTGGCAGAGGTTGCTAAGATTTTACCACAAAGACAGCAGACTAAAAATGCAACTCCTTCGGGTTTAGGTAACCCAAAAACAAATAACAGCAAACCAGTAACAATGGACGATATTTTATTGCAACTTGAAAAAGATGGCATTACAATTTCTAATCCTGAGTTTTCTAAAAAACTTGCTGAGTACAAAAAGAATAATGGTTTAACCTAAACAAGTTTTTACAATGCTTACACCCACTATTTTAACAAAAGCTATTGCGATTTTAAGTAGCAAAGTTTTTGGAAATTATGACAGTCGTATGTCAAATTATGGTGCAATTAATTCTATGAATTACGCACCAAATTTTATAAACCCAAGCGAAATTACAAGGTTACGAACTGCACCAAGCCGTCCTGTATCTATTGAATACTTGCCTAAAACTGTTTACACAGGTGCACCTAATACGTTAGCCTGCGACTTTACAGCAGTTAATACAACGTCGACAACCGCAACTTTGACATGGGAGAATTGGGTTCCTACAAATGGTTTTCAATTAGTAAAAGAAAACTATAGCAACAATACAATCAAATATGCTGAAGACTTAGCACACCAAATAATGTCGGTGCAAAGAAGTTTTTATGAATATTTGGATGCCCGTATTTTAGCGTATTACAATGCAAACCGTACGCAAATTAATGCTTATTCATTGTTTAATGCGGCACCTGATGCGGTTGAAGTACCTGCTATTGATAGAAATACGTTGTTTTACAAAATTAAAACAATGATGGAGACTAACGACTTTTCTGCGGACGATAACGTGTTTATTGCAAATACTGAAATTATTGAATTGCTTACTTTCTTACAAGCACAAGGCAGTTCAAATGCTACTAACTTTGCATATCAATTTGCAGGTTTGGACGTTTTGAGAAGTAACCGTTTAACACCAACAGCGGGCAGTAAATACACTGGTTTTGCTTTTCCTAAGGGTTCGGTTGCGTTAGTAGAATGGAATACTGCACGCCACAAAGTACAAAACGGGGCTGCTGAGTATCTAATTGGTCGTGATTATTGGACTGAAATTGCAGACCCTATGTTTGGTAATTTGTTTAGTTGGTCTTTGCATTATAAAGCAAGTTGCCAAGATAATGCTTACCAAGATTATTCACCAACCGCAGTGCCTTCGTATGTAGAGAAATTTCAGTTAAGCGTAGATTTTTCATTGTTTAAACCTACGATTAGCCCTGCAACTTTCTCAAACATTTTCAAAGTTGAGGCATTAAGTTAGTCAATTTTAGCACCTTACAATTTTGTAGGGTGCTTAAACTTTTTAAATGTTTCACGTGAAACACCTATCAAAATTATGTTTAACCGAACTTTAATAAATACTTGCTTACAAAACTTAGTAGGATTTCGCCAAACATTAAACCCTTGTTTAGCTCCCCTACCTACAAATTTAATTGTAGATACTGCAAACGGTGGTCTTGCTATTGAGGATGCACATGGTTTACTTACTTTGGAAAATATATCTGATACTTTGGAGGACGTAGGGGCATATCAATATGATGTCTATGTATTAGCAAATGTTTATAATCTTAATCAATTAGTTATTGATAGTACAACTCAAAACATTTATCGTAGTTTAGTAGTAAATAATACAAATAATGCCTTAAATGACCCTTTAAGTTGGTTATTAATAGGGTTAAAACCTACCTTTGTAAATCAATTACAAGCTATTTATTATAATGGCATTCAAAAGACTTTAAACGAAGTTTTTGCACTCAAAACAAGCATTAAAGATGACAAGGGAAATCCTTATAATCTTTCGGGTGTTGCAAAATCTTTGTTATCTAATCAATCATTATATGAAGTTCCTAATCGTGGAACTAATACAGATACTAAAAACAGTAGATTTGTTGCAGTTGCAATTAACTTACAAAAACGGTTAAATATGCAGGTGCAAATCCCTGAAATAGGATTGCATTTAACAGATAATCAAATACTACCTATATACATTTATCATACAAGCCAAAAACAAGCTATTGCAACTTTTAATGTAAATTATACAAATGCAAATAGTTTTCAATGGATTGCTATTGATACACAAATTTGGAATTATCGCAGTCAATTTGGAGATGGTGGTACATATTACGTAGGTTACTATCAAGATGATTTAATAGGTAATTCAATAAGATATAATGTAGAATTTTCTAATTGTAGCTCTTGTAATGGCGGTTTGGGGTTTCATTATCAATCTTACCAATGTTTACAAAAGTATCAATCTTTTATACAAGCTCCTAAATTCTTTTACTTTGAATTTGCAGACTTAAACGGTTTAGATATTCCAAATATAGACAAAAGACAACAAATATACAGTTCTAATTTTGGATTAAATTTAAAAGTAAATGTATATTGTGATGTTACAACTATGATATGTGAAAACAAATTACAGTTTCAAAACTTATTACAGTTGCAAATAGCATACGATTTATTAGATAGAATTTTAATGAATACACGCAATAATCGTATAGCTGAAATAACAAAACAAAATGCTTTGTATGAATTAAAAGGTTTAGAAAATCCAAATAGTTTAGCAAAGCAAATTGAAAGACAACGCCAAGGTATAAACTTTAATTTCTCAAATTTAGACCCTATATGTTTGCCTTGTGGCACAAGAGGAGTTAAAAATAAAATTATGTAAGACATGGAAAACCAAACATTATTAGTATTTGCTTTTCTTATCAGTGGAATAGGAATAAGCACA